CCAGTTGCCGGAGTAGGACGTTCCCGACACCGAGGCCAGCCCGTACACCGCGGATCCATTGAGGTTGCCACTTGGGGCAGCCGCCATCGTAAAAGTCGTGCCGTCCTCGGATCGCATAACAGGGCGGTCCGTTGATCCGAGCATCCACACATCAATGCCGATGTAGAGATCGCCCGTGTCTGGATCGGTCGCCAGCACTGGCTTGATCTGCGACGCGAGACCGTCAAGGCCTTCAATCGAACCGTACGCGATTGCGTTCCCCGAGGTGTCAAGCAATACAGCCACAAGCGTCTCGCCAGTGGTCGCGTCGACGCGGGTGCCTGCAGAGATTGTCTTGCCCGCAACTTCGAGGGTGTCGCCACGGAACGAGTAAACCGCCCACGTGTTGCCGCTTGTGGCACCAATCGTTTGCGGAATGACACGACTACCCGTGACGGGGTATTGGTGAATGTTCGTGCTCATAGCGTGTATCCGTCGTTCCAAATAATCGACGTGACTACCGCGGAGCCGCCAGTAGTGGTCAAGGTCACCGTGTTATTGCCGGGCTTGATTGTGGGCCACGTCGACCCGGCCTGTCGCGATTTGATGGCACGTACGGGAGCTGCCGAGCCTTGTTGAACCTGAACGTCTTCAAAACCTGGTCGCGTAGTAATCGAGATCGTCCCGTTGTCGGTTAGCGAAAGACCGGTCAGATTGAAGTGATCAACTGAGCCGTCGTCGTGGTCAATCGACAGGTGCAGGGCGCTAACGGCACCCGTGGTGGCAAGTTCGATGGTCGGGTAGCTGCGAACGTTGCCGTTCGAGGTCGGTCCCGAGCTTTGCGACGGGTCCCAAGTGGTTGGTACGACGTTGCTCGCAAATGGCTGGCCAGCTACGAACGCGATCTCATAGCCAATCTGAAACCCGCCCATCGGGGTCGGCTTCAAACTCTGCACGACGCCTTGTAGCTCGAGGGTGAGGGTGGACTGGTAGGCGGGGAACGGCACGAACTGCAAGTGGATTACGTCGGTAAGTGGGTCACCGCAGATTTGCGAGAGCTGCTGCCACAGTTGATTTGCGTTGTCGATTGACGAGCCGATGATCGTGCCCGTGATCTTCACGTCGCGAATGTCGGGGTGGCCACTGGCAACGATGCCACCGGCAAAGGTAGGCATTTTCTGGCGACGAACGACGAGTGGAGCTGGAGAAATGTCGAGCGTGTCAAGTGTGTAGCCAGTGAACGAGCCTTGGCCGTCGAATGAGACTTTGCCCAAAAATGCCTTCGTCGTGAGGTCGGGGGCAATAATTGCGAGTTGAGAAAGGATCATGCGGGCACCCTCGTGGTTCGTGTGTACTTGGACGCGGCGTCGCGACTAAGGCGGTCGAGCTCGCGGGCCAGCGACTGTGCGTCGAGGTTCTGAGCGTTGTGGACCGTGATGTTGAACGTATTGCTGCCAACCATGCCGCCTACCGTTGGCGCCAACGCCGAGACATAACCGGCTCGCTTGGAGTGAGGCACTACGTCTTCAGGTTCGCCACCTTCGGCAAGTTGAACAATGCGGCCGGTTGGGTAAACGGTGCCGCCAGTGGCCATTTGGTTCATTCCGAACTTCTGCATAAGCCAGGACGTGCCGCCGTAGGCAAGTCCACCAGCGAGACCAACAAGGGCACCTTCTGGGCCACCGATACCAAAACCCAGAGCCGCACCACCAAGCGCGTCTTTCAGGACGCTCCCACCACCGACGTGGTTGTGGGCCTGGTCCATTACTCCCGAGGCCAGTAGTCCGGCACCTAAAAGACCAGACCCCACGCGAGCGACGGGTGACGACATGATCCCAGCAAGTCCACCCATACGCCCACCGGCCTCTGATGCAGCAAGCTCTGCTTGAGCAGTGGCGTCCGCTTGCGCGGCACCGGCGTTTGTCACTTGTTCGGCGGTAAGTCCGGCAAGGGCAGTCCCTTCACCAACAGCGGCTCCGGTTGCGGCCTCTTCTGCGGCTGCATCGGCAGTTTGAGCGCCCGCGTCTACCGCTGCGGCGTCAGCGGCGGCGACTGACGTGCTCGTTTGTGCTTCTTTGGCAGCGGCATTGTTCTTCGAAGACGCTGTGTCAGCGTCCTGGGCCACGGTGTTTCCGGTGATCTTGTTCTTGGCCCAGTCGAACGCGTTCCCGATGTCCGTGATGATCGTCTTCATTGACGTGTAGCCGTCTTTGAGAGCCTTGACCGCAGTGCCCATTTTGGTCAGTGCAAGGGTGCCGAGCGTTGTGTAGACGATGGTGCTCTGCAGCCACTTGGGTGAGTCGGTGAAAAGCTTCATCATGCTCTGCAACGGACCCATCACGTCTTTGAGGACGGGCAAAAGCGTTCCGCCGAGGTTCTCCTCGAAGTTGGCAAACGCGGCCTTAGTCTTGGCGAGCTGTTCCGCCGATCCATTTTGGTTCTTGTTGAAGAAGTCGTTGTACTGGTTCGTCTGGTCGAGAACGAGGTTGTAGGCAGCTTGCGCCTTTTGAGCCTGAGTCAGTGCCGGGACCTTGCCCTGAACTGCTTTGGCGTAGTCGGCCTCGTTCTTTGTGATGCGTGCCTGAATGACCGCAACTTCTGAAGAGTTAGCGCCGTACTTGACGATGGCTTTGGTCAGGTCCTCTTGCAGCATGGCGTGTTCGGCTTGGAGCAGGTTGGCCTTTGTTTGGTCACCCGAGTACTTGACGAGGCCGAGGCGCAGCGCTTCTTGCTGCAGGGTCGTGTTGTTGATGATGACGCCGTATTGGGCGAGCGCTCGGGCTGGCTTGCCCGCAACCGCGGCGGACATGGCGGTCACGAGGTCGGCCTGGCGGCTTTGGATCTCGGCCAGGCTTCCACCGGCGGCGTAGGCAATGTCGTTCGAACGCTTGATCAGGTTCTCGGACATCGTGGCGGCTTGTTCTTGACTAACCCCCATCACCTGGTGAACGATGTTGCCGACGTGGTTGGTCTGTTGCAAAGCGAGGTCGTTTGCGAGGCCCATTGTGTTGGCGGCGCCTTCTGCGAACTTCTTAACGCTTTCGGCGGCCTTGCCAAAGACGATCTCAGCAGTCTGGGCTGATGCCTCGGCGGACATGGCAGCTTCGACGCCCTTAAATGCAACGAAAGCACTACCCATTCCGACGAGCGAGGTCATAGCCGAGTGAGCCTTGCCGACGGATGCCAAAGCGCCTTCGCTCTTGGCGGCGGCCATCTCTGACGACTTCTTGGTCGCGGCTACGGTTTCTTCGCCAGCTTTAGCGACACCGGGGGCCACGCCAGCGGCGTAGGCGTCTCCAGCTTTGGCACCGGCCTCACCCGCAGAGGCGACTGATCCGTCAAACGCCGTCGCCGTGCTGTCAGTGATCTCCGCGCTGGCGGTCTTTGAGAACTCTGCCGAGAACTCGTCGGCGGCATTGGTAGCCGCTTCCTTGACCTGGGCCTGCATCGCGGCAACGTCAAGCTCGGGGCGTATCTTCAAGATCGCCTGCATCAAGCTTTCGGCCACGTCAGTCCTCCACAACAATCACGCGGCCCTTGTGACGTTCCAAACCACGCAAGAGCTCGTCCGTAGACTTTGGCCGCTCTTCTTCCCTCTTGACCGTTGCTGAAATGAATACCTCGCGCACCCGTGCTTCTCGGGTTAGGCCCGCGATCAGCTCAACGAACTCAACGGCGGGCAAGCTTGGTAAATCGTCACGCGTGACGCCGTACTCCCTGCGAAGGTCAGCCCGAGCGAGCGCTGGTGACGCCTCGTAAATACCGACAACGAAGAGCGCGTAGTAGAGGTGCCAGCACTCGATCAGGCAGCGGCTTTTGGGTCCGGCACGGTCTCTCCAAATCCAAGCGTGGCCAAAGCATCGGCACAAAACGACATGAATGCGGCGGTGTCCACGGTGGGGTCTTTGGCAATAGCCATGACCAACTCGTTGCCGAACACGGCACCGGCCAGCTCCACCACTACCTCGATGTCGCCTTCGATCAATCGCCGGGGCAAGTCCGCCACAGCGTCGGGGCCGAGGTTCTTGTAGATGGCGAGAATGTCATTCGTCGAAAGCGACGCCACGATTTCGTAAGTCTTCGGGATGCGCTCACCAGCGGCATTGAGGTCGTAGACGATCTCTTGCCCGGCCTCGGTCTTTTCGAGGTGGTGATGCCACCCAATGCAGACGGTTTCCGTTAGCTGCTTGGGTGGCTCACTCGTGTTGTAGTTCTTCATGGCGTCCTCCGCGTTGGACTATTTGGATTGATTAAGCAGCTGGCTTGGTGACGTAGACCGTGTAGCCACCGACAGGGCCCGAGTCCGAAGGCGTCAAGATTTCAAACTCAACGGCAACTTCGGTGTACTTGGTGTTGTCGAAGCTCAAGGTCTGCGCAGCCGAGTAAATAACGCGCTCGGCAACAAGGGCCACCGACTGGCCGCCAGGCCAGGGGCCGACAACCACGAGGCTGAACTTGGGAGCAGGTCCGATACCGGCAGGGGCGAACGAGTCGGCGTTGGTGCCGGTCGTCTTCGTGCCACGGATCAAGTCCGAAAGGCGGGCCTCGGTCACTTCACGCAGCGTCGTTTTAACGGTGGTGGCAATGGCCGAGATCGAGGCGTCGAGGTCGCGAGCCTGCTGCTGGCTGGTGGCCTTAACCCAGGTAGGCGTGTCCACAATGTCCACGGCGGCAGTGGTCTCACCCACCGAGCTCCAGCCCGAAAGGGTGCCAGCCATCAAAGAGGCGAGGTCGGCGGCAGCGGGCAGTGCCGTGCCGTAGGGGGCGACGTAGATGTGGCCGGGGCCCTGGATGAGGTTGTCTACTGACGAGGACACGGGTTAGCTCCTTGTGTTGGGATTGGTGGTGACGGTTGCTGCTACTGCTGGCGGTTCCAGATTTGGATCTGGGCATTGATGAGGACCCGGGCAAAGTTGCCAGGATCGACGCTTTGGGTGACGCTCAAGACGCGGGCGGCGACGATCTCGGCGCTGTTGTCCACAAAGTGCGTCGTATCTAACGTGGCCAACAAACGGGAAACTTGCTGGGCAAGCGACCAAGCAGCCACGTTGTCGGGCAAGTCGTCCAGTTCGGAGCCACGTCGACCAGCCAGGCAGTAAATGGGAACGGTCCACCGCTCGTAGGCGTCTACGTTGCGCGAGGGCGTCGTGGTGGGGCCACCACCGACAGGGCCGATCACGATTGCGGGAAACCCGGCGTCTGGCTGCAAGATCGTCGAGATGCGGCCTTCGGTAGTCGCCGCAATGTTGGCGTCAGAGTTGAGCCAAGTGACCATGAGTTGCGGAATGGCGATCACTTCTTGCCTCCATCTTTGGCCCACTCAATCCATTCAGGGGCCACGGTGTATTCGACGCCGAGCTCTTCGAGAGCCTTTTCGTAGGGTCGGGTTGGGTGTGGCTTTACCTCGTGATCGGGCTCCCAACGCGGGTAGTCCTCGCGAACGGTTAGACCGTTTGGGTCCTCGTGGCCGTACCAGTTGAGAGCGGCCTGGGCTACTGGGTTGTTGTCCTCGGCGCCCGATCCGAGGGTGGCTTCGGCACCCGTCGTCGTTTCGCCGACCGCGTATTGCATCGAGTCGTAAAGCTCGCCCGTAAAGACACCCGTGTAGGTGCGAGCTGCGGCGTTGATCGACGTAGACACCTGGGTCAGAACATCGACCATCTCACGGCCGTTCAGAAGATTCGAGAGCACCGCGTCGTCCACCGTGACTTTGATTTCCATCACGCACCGGCCTTCGTCAGCGTGCAAGAGATGTGGTGAATGGCGCCGGTTGGTCCACGACGAACTGCGACGCTTTCGACGCGGTAGTTCGTGCCCGCGTCGTCTTGAATAACGCACTTGTGGTCGACGACCGTGGCGGCAGGTAGAAAGGCTTGCCACTGCTCAACGGTTTGCCAAGTGCCGTTCACGTACTCCTGGGCGTTCTTTTGGTGAAGGTTGCCGACAACGGCGTCGGTGACTTCGTAGGTCGTGACAGGAACGCCCTCGGCGTCGCGGTCGCCGACGGTGGGCGTCAATACCTTGAGTGCTTGGTTGGCGCCGATCATTTGCGCAACCGCCGGTACGGGGCGGCGAGGGTGAGGCACTGGCCGCCGAGGTCTTGCGCCGCCTTGAGCTTGCGAGGAACTGGGTAGCCGTCGGGTCCGAGGATGGTGCCGGGCACGAGCGTGGCCGAGAACTCCCCAGCAATGTTCATCGACTGAATGCCCCGGGGCAGCGCCAAGTTCTCAGCGTTGGATTTGGTGTGGATGCCCCACGCGATTGCCTTCGCCAGTCCCACGGGCAAGTCGCTCGACAGCTGAAAGGTTGGGTTTGCTTGGACTTCGTTGTAGGGGGTGTAAAGGCCACCCGATCCGTAAGGCGTGTAGCCGCCGGTGTAGGTGATGTCGATGCCCTGGACCAAGAAGTAATCGATCGAGTTGGCGTTGAGCCCGTCCGATGTGTAAGCCGCGCCAATGCCGCTGTCGATGCCGTAGTCCGTGAATCCGGCTGGATTGACCGGTTCACTCGAGCCGCCGTAGAGGTCCCAGATCAGGTAGACGGCATCGTTGTCGAAACGCCAGCCAGCGGGAACAGTAGTGATCGGGGTAGCCCGAGGGTAGAGCACGCCGTCTTTACTGATGGGGAAGATGTGCTCGTTGTAGCTCTGGCTGACGAGCCAGCGGCCAAGTACGTCTTCGAGTGACGAAACTACATAGTTGTGTAGCGCCTCGAAGTTGTCGGGCGCGGTCGAGCCGGTAAAGAGTTCGTAGTCTTCGGCGGAGATCAGGGTCATTGCGCGCCTCGTAGATCGTGGGTTCTTGTTTGACCCTTGCTGCAAAGCCAAAAACCCCGGCCACCTCAAAGAGATGACCGGGGTTTGGCTACCGCGGTGGAAGGCTGACGACGGAAGCGCGGTCTTCCGTCGTCAGTGTTGTGCCTTAGGCAGGCAGGTGACCAGTGATCACGCAGAAAGCCTCGGGGCGGACGTTGGTCAGAGCCACACGGATCGAACCACGGAAGCGCACGGCGTCTTCCACGAAGTCGGTACCGACGTTCTCCGAAGCGGCCACAGTGATCTGCTGGCGGTTGACCAGCGAGACGTACTGCGACGAGCCGACGGCGATGCCGCCCCACTCCGAGTCGTCAGCGATGACCATCTGCGGGCACCATACGACGGGCAGGCCCCACAGCGTGAGCTGCTGGGTCGTGCTGGTCGGCTGGGCGAACAGGTAGGTACCGATCGTCGAAGTCGCGAGCGAGAGAGCCTCGATGAACGACGCCGAAGCCAAGATGTACGCGGCAGGCGTGAAGGTCTTCTGCACGGCAGTGATGCCCTGGCGGACGGCCTCGATCGCGTTGATGCGCGTCTGGTTCAGGTTGTTGGCGACAACTTCGTAGGTCAGCGACTGAGCGCGGCCCGAGCCGGTGACGAGCAGCGAGGGGATGCCGTTGGCCGTGTCGGTCGAAGCAACCATCTGAGCGATGAGGTTGTTCTTGATGCCGTACACGAGACGGTTCTCGATGATCGAAGCGAGCTGAGCCTGGTCGGCGAGCGTCGAGGTGTCAGTGCGGAAGACCGTACCGACCTTCGAAACCGTCTGCACGAGGCGGGTGAAGGTGATACCCGACTCGGTGTAAGCGGTGTAGTCAGCAGGCGAACCAGCGCGACGAGCGACAGGAGCCGTGTTGTCGGTGAAGCCGGTTTCAACGAACACGACCACGGTGTCGGACTGAGTGTTCGACTGTGGGATGTAGTTGAGCAGCGTCAGCGGGGCAACAGGCTTCAGCGCAATGTCGGTCAGGTAGTCCGGAGCGACGATGGGCGACGAGCCAGAGGCACCGTTCGGGTCGGTGAAGATGTCGAGGGCGTCACGAACATCCGAGATGTCGATAACGGCTTCGAACGACTTGTCACCGTTGAGAGCACGAGCGAAGACACCCGACTCGATGGCCTTGCGGGCAACGGTCGAACGCGTCGCAGGAGCGGCAGCGGGGACAATGGAGACAGCCGGGGTAGCGGCGTCAAGGGCGGCGAGCGCATTGAGCAGCGAAGTGCGGATGGACTCGGCGGCGTCGAGGGCGACGGTGTCGAGGGTCTCAGCACCACGAAGCTCGGCAGCGCGGGCGGCCACCTTGTTGAGCTCTGCGAGCAGTTGCTCACGGTTCATGGGATTTCTCCTTGGTCTTGGGGTTGACGGTTGTTTCGCCGCTGTGGTCACAACCGCCGACCACCTCACAAGATGGCCGGTTTGTTGCGGCTACCGGCGCCAGGGGCGGCGTCGGGTTGATCGGGCCACGGTGACCGTTTCAACAGGGGTGACGGTTGCTGCCATTTCCAGGGAGGTCCCCAGAGCGCTGTTGTCGTCGTCTAAGTCACCAGCTTCGAGCGCCGCATCCTGGGCGTCGTCGGGGTTTTCTACACCAAGCGCGTCAGAGGCCACGTCTTGGGCCACGTCAGCTGCGGTGTCGATGATGGTGAGAAGTTGGAGCACAAGCGACAGAGCCGCCGTGGTGTCGTCGGACCCGGCGCGAGTGATGATGCCGGTGATGGCGTCGCGGGCTTCTTCGACTGGCGTAGCCACTGTGTATGCACGATCGAACACCTGGGCTGCCTCAATACCCTCAGCACTGAGTGTCTTACGGCGGCGATCTGAGTATTCACGGTAGGACGTAGTCACGGCTTCTTCGACTGGCGTAGCTGGGCGGATCACGTCTGCGTAAAGGTCGGCAAGGTCGGCCTCGTCGGTGCCGAGTTCACGAGACAGGTCGATCAGGGCCTTCTTCGAGCTCGGGGCATTGACCAGGCTCAGCTCGTGGAGGTCCACCTTCGTAAAGACGACGGTGCCGTCCTTGCGTGCGTAGCCGTCAGTCGGGATGAAACCAACTGACACGCCACGGATGAAACCACCGTCTACGAGGCCCTGCAGTTCTTGGGCGCGGTCGGTGTCGGCAAACACAAAGCGAACCAGTGGGCCCTCGGGCGTGTCTTCGATGCTGACGGGCTTGCCGACTGGGTCTTTGCTCTGCTGGTGGTATTCGAGAATGCGGAAGTCGTTTGGGGAGACGTGGGCCATCGCACCGCGCGCCATCGTGGTGCCGTAGGTGTCAATGGTGGCGGCAGTGCCGTCGTCGTAGCCGTAAGCAAGGGCGGTGTAAATCTTGCGGCCTTCGGCGTCGGTCTCGACGCCACGGCTCTGCAAGCCTTCGCGGATCGTGAGCGTGCGGTTCTGCACCTTGCCCAGGTTCAACTTGTCCATCATTTACTCCTCGTTGGATCGGGTCTCGACTACGGCTTCAGCCGTGACGAGGGGTAGCGCTACCGACTTGCGGGTGCGCTTGGGGGTTGCCTCAACGACTGGCGTCGGTGCGGTGCGAAGCGGGCGGCACAGAGTGCAGTCGCAAGCCATTAGAGAACCTGCGGACCAGCGGCGGGAGCGACGGCTTCTTCGACCGCGGTCTTCACTTCGGCAACAGCGGCGTCTGCGAGCTTGTCGGCAACCGGGTTTGACTCGACGGCCTTTTCAGCTTCCTTTTCGGCCTTGACGGCGTCCTTGAATGCCTGGGTGTTCGCGAGCTTGGCGACGGCCTTCTGCACAGCGGCGTCTTTGCGTACCGAGTTCCAAAGCTTCACAGCGTCACGGACGTAGGGGGCTTCCTTGCGCAAGAAGGCCAGAGCAGCGGTGATGGCCGAAGCAGCTACCGCGGTCTGGGCCGGGAACGCGCTGTGGGCAGCGGCCACCAAAGAGGCAAGCGAAACGCCGCCGCCGGTGAAGGCAGCGCTGAACAAGGCTTCGACGCCAGCCTGCTTGTGCGGGGCGGGCGATGGGGTCTGGGGAGTGAAAGGTGCGGGCATGGCCGTGACGGTTGCTGCGTTGTGAGTGTCACGGGGTGACACTTATCGAATGCAAAGTCGCAACGATGGGGCAAACTGGTGGGGTGCCAGGTCCCGAAAGAAAGCCCAAAGAACCGTGCTCGGTTGAGGGCTGCGACCTGCTCAAAAAGTCTCGGGGTTATTGCGAAAAGCACTACAAGCGTTGGCGTCTATACGGCGACCCGTTGCTCACTGCCAAGGCCACCAGACCGCAAGAACCGAAGAAGCTTTGTCGCGCTCCGGGCTGCACTCGCAAGTCATTGACAAAAGGTTGCTGCGACAAGCACTACCGACAGTTGCAAGTCCACGGCGAGTTCTTAGAGAAGAAACGCGAGGGCTGCGCGGTCGAGGGTTGTCTGTGGCCAGTTGTGCGTAAAGGCTATTGCCGTCACCATTACTACCGCTTTCAGAGGTTCGGTGATCCGTTGCTCGGCACGCCAATACCTGAGTACGAATTTCGCAAATGCGCCGAGACTGACTGCGATCAAGAAGCTGGCCTCGGGCGCTATTGCCGCTATCACGAAAAGCAACACAAAGCTCCTGAGAAGGTGGTGCCCTGCAAAGTTGAGGGTTGCGAAAAGAAGGTGTTTGCCAATGGCTACTGCCAGGCCCATAACAAGCGCTGGCGCGCCTACGGCGATCCGTTAGGTGGCCGGGCCACGCCAATCAAAGATCGGCGGTGTTCGGTGGCCGGGTGCGATGAGCGCAGCTTTGCTCACGGAATGTGCATGCCCCACTTCGGCCAGTTTCGATACCACGGCGATCCGACGGTGCGCGTAAATGACCCGACGCGCGGTTGCTCGGTGCCCGGCTGCAATGACCCGCACCGTGGTCTTGGGTTCTGTGGCAGTCACCTCACGCAATACGTTGGCGGTCCGCGTCGACGCAACAAAATGAAAGCTGCCAAAGGCACCTGCACGGGCCCACAACTAATGGCCCGGATTGACTACTTCGGTGGGTTGTGTTGGATTTGCAAAGACCCGATGGAGGCCGTCGATCATGTCAAACCGATCGTCGCGGGCGGAGCACTGTGGCCGTCGAACCTGCGCCCAATCTGCCGCACTTGCAACAGCTCGAAAGCTGGTCGATGGTACGGCGTGGCCGGATTGCCAGCCCACGCCGAACGCATTCGCCAAAAGAAACTCAAATAGGCAGCTCGCCCTGGGTGGGCTTGGCGGCTTCCTTCTTGGCCCACTTCACGCGTGCTTCGATGATGGGCCAATACTCTTCGGTCATCTCGCAACCGCGCCAGTCAAAGCCTTCGAGGATCGCGGCGACGGCCGTAGATCCGCTACCGAGGAACGGGTCAAGCACAATTCCATTTGGCGGCGTCACCAGCTTGACCAGGTAGCGCATCAGGGCAAGGGGCTTGACGGTGGGGTGGAAGTTCTGGTTTATTGCGCCGTCTGCTTTCTCCGGCAACCCTTCCAGCCCCGCGTTGCGCTCGGACTTGCTTGCCTTAGCGCAGTAGAAGAAGCGCCCTGCGTCGTTTGGGAACCCTGCCAGCACTTCCTCGCTTCCGTCGTGGATTACGTTGGCAGGCCAGCGACCTTCGGGGGCGGGGCCAGTTTGTTGCGCTCTAACTACTTCGCCGGACGTGTTAGTGAACGCTATCTCACTTGGGTGGCCTCCATAACTTCTGCTTGCAGGCCACGTTTCCACTGTCGTCCCCACCCTCGACCCGTCGATGTTCAGCGCACCTGTGCCCCACTCCAGCACGTTTGCGGCCACTGTGCCGGTCAGGGGCTTGCGAGCGACACAGATAGGTTCGTGGGCTGGCTTTAGGGCTGTTCCCCAGCCTTGCCAGCGTTGAGCCTCGAAAGTGGCAGGTGCGTAGGCGTAGATTGGAGTGTCCACCAACTCCTTTTCGGCATTGTCGTGCGCTTTCATTGGTTTAGTCAGATGAGCCAGCGAACCGTCTGAGGTCTTTCTTGCGTTGCCCTGAGCCATGCGAATTATTTGGTCGGTGGTGCCATTGGCTCCTGCCGCCTTGTCTATCGCCTTGCTCACATCCAGCGACTTCGGGAAGCCCGAGCCGTAGATCCACATGATTTGGTCACGGATTTCAAACCCTGCGTCCTCGATGGCGACGGTCATGCGGTGGTAGGTGCGAGAGCCGGAGAAGGCGAGCAGGTGTCCACCTGGCTTTAGCACTCGGAGACACTCTCGCCACATCTCGACGTTGTAGGCTATTCCTGTTGCGTCCCAGGTCTTGCCCATAAAGCCCCCGCGCGAACGGTTGTCACCCAAGAACGATAAAACCTGCGCAGGGAGGACAAGATGATCGAACGACAGTGCCCAGTTTGCGGGGTCAACTACTTGGCTGACCCCGGTCGTCTCAAACACGGTCGGCAGACCACTTGTTCCCGAAAGTGTTCCTACGAGCTGCGGTCTAAGAAGCTCGAACGGCTCGTCACCTTTCATTGCGCCGTCTGCGGTAAAGAGATCGAACGCCCCGCGAGCCACGTCAAAGGCAAGTACGGCGCCCAGTTCTGCTCCCGGGCTTGCCACTACAAAGGCCGTTCCACTGGCCTCTCCAAGAGAGTCGTCGCCGCACCCTATACCGTCACTGAGGCTGGAAGGGTCGGTGCTCGGCGCGGACAGGCCAAAGGCGTCGCAAAGCGCATAGCCGCCAATAACTACGGGCACTCCGAGGAGACCAGGCGCAAGTTGTCGAACGCAACCGCACGAGCCTTGGCAGAAGGGCGAGTGTCCCGTGTCTCGAAGTTGGAGGACAAAGTTGCCGCTGTTCTTGACGGTCTTGGTATCGGTTATGAGCGACAAGTCGGGGTCCGTGGTGATGGCGGCCGCTACATCGGCGTTATTGATTTCGTGCTCGAAGACGGGGTTGCTTTCGAAGTCAACGGAACCTACTGGCACGCCGACCCTCGGGTCTATTCCGAACACAACGCGACGCAGGCCCACAACGTCAAGAAGTTCGCGATCAAACTTGCTGAACTTCGGCGCCTTGGCTACCGCGTTGGTGAGTTGTGGGAGTTGGACTTCAAGAAAGACCCCGCGAAGGCAGTGATCGAAGCCCACAGGCGGGCGTCCTGACGTTAGTTCGTACGGGGGGTCGGTCACGATGCTGTCAATGGAGCAGTCGGCGAGCTTTTTGAGCTCGGTGAGGCAGTCGCCTTTGTAAAGGTTTTTAATCTTGGACATGCACGGATACCGTCCGCGCTTGTCTCAATGGTGCAAGGGGCTAACCGCGATCCGCACTAATCCGTCGCCACCAACCACGAGCACTGGCTGACGTATCTCGACGAACTCGGCAGTGTCATCTGGCCAACATCCGGCGTCCACCATCCCGTCGATCACGGCTTTGACGACCGTGCCGACGTAGTTCATGGGGTCCCGGCGCCCGTTTCTGGCAAACGGCAGCGAGATCGTCACCAGCGAAGGCGGCAGCTCACTTAACCCAGCCGCAACGCACTCGACGTGGCTACATTGCCGCCACGCTTTGACCAGCTTGGCTCTCTGTGCCCAGTGAAGGTTTCTGTCCCGGTTGGTAGACCACACGTCGGCTGGTGGGGCGAAGGTGATCTCCATGCCAGTGACCCTTGCTGGCGTGTTCAAGATTTCTATTTCTATTTCTGTTTCTGGGAGCGTGACACGAGCGTGACAGGGTCAAGCTGTCACGCGTGACAAAGTCGTGACACAAAAAGACCCCCAGCGGAGTGCCGGGGGTCTTTTCATCCAACGTTGTGGTACATGGTCAGGTCGCGTGTTTCTGGCACCTGACAGATGAAGTTGCCGTACTCCAAGTTGTTCATCGAAGACACGGCAATACGAATCCTGCCGTGTTCCGGATGTTGATCGGTGAAAGACCGGCTTAGTTGGTAAACCAAGTTCATACCGGCTTCACCGATTGCAGTTAGCTCGTGGTCGGTCTCGTGGTGGCGATCATCGTCGCCGCTTGACCGGCAGAACTCCGGGGCCACGATCCTGATAGTCAACACAGGCCAACGGTCCGGGTTGTGCGACGGTAGCACGAGTAGATCAAACGCCTCGACTTGAAAGACCCCCAGCTCTTTGTAGCGGGTTAGTTCCTCCAAGAAGAACGAGCCGATTACCTCGATTTGCTTTTCGTCTTGCGGGGTGGTCTTACCCGTTCCTTTTCTTAACATCAGTCTCCTTTGTCGGGTGGGCGAAATACCCACGACTCGGACCGTGCGCGCAAGTTGGTGGATTGCCACAAAAGTTTCCCTTGCATTCTTGCAAACGCACCGGACCATCTTTGGTATCCCGCCACGGTGGTGAGTCTTTACTTAGGAGGACCGATGTCCGATACACCAATCAATCCAGTGCTTGCTCGCCTTATCGAAGAGCGCGATGCGCCGCACTATTCCGAGTTCAAGATTCTTTGGGCAGCTGCCGCAGAGAGGGTTGCTCTTGTCGAAGCCGCCCTTGCCGCGCAAGCTGAGATTGACGACTTTGGTCGTGCTGCAAATGGCACGCTTACCGTGGCGTCACCCCTCCCCTTTTGTCAGGTCGGCACCCTCGTACCCCTCCCCTTTTGGCAGGTCGTCGTGAGAACGCGGGCAAAAGGGGAGGGGTACGAGGGTGCGGCGCAGAACAGTATCAGCCGCTTGACACTCACAGCTGCCAAGCGTTTCGGAATCATTGACGGCGAGGTGAAGTAATGAGCAAAGAACGCATTGTATTTTGTGCTGGACCACAGTCTGAAAAGCACGATACACATCGAATAGCAGTTGCTGGAGAAACGTCTGACACACGTGGTGCGATCTACACGATTGAATACTGGTGGGAAGCAGACGGTGGCATCCGTATAGCTGTTGAACGCGAGGTGCAGTCATGACCGATGACTGCACCCCAGAAGAGCAGGCCGAGTTCGAGGCGTGGTTCCTCGACCTCGCGGCGCGCAGTGCTCGAGTTCAGTCCGCCCCCGGCAGGTTGCGCTACCTTGCGGCCACCATGCCCAGCAGCGACGAGCTGCGTGTGTTGATGGGAGCGCGATGACTGGCTTGCTACACTCGACGGACGTGGCATCCATCGAGCAACAAGCCGCCGACGCTAAGGCGTTTTTCGAGCGCGAGCTGGCGTGGCACCAGGAGCTGGGGACGTTCCCAGTTGAGACGTTCCAGGTATTCTGCGACCCTCGGACTTACATAACGCTTGATAACTCGTTTGACCTTGTTCTGCGTGTTGATGTCGCTGTGACAGGGTCCGCCATAGTTTCCGACAAAGGCGAAAAGTTGCCCGTCGCCGAAGTGTGCGAAAACCTTTGCCAAAAACTGAAAGTGCTCTGGGGCGTCCAATACCCTGACCATCTTCCGGTGGTTGCTTCGCTTTACCTTGATCGTGGCAAAGGCGCACTCTGGCAACCGCTCTCGCTTCTCAACCCCAAATGCTTAGAGCACTCGGACTGACACCCTGATGGCATGGATCCGACCTACATCAAGTGCCTGCTCGCCGTGGCCGTCCTTTCTTGGTTCATCGGCGACATGTGGGGCGAGTACGAGCAGGACAAACGCGACCGTGAAGAAGACGGCTGGTGATCCCACACAACGTCACGACCGTGCTGGCCGCCTGGTTGCTTGGGTATTGCTACGGGGCTTACAAGTCCTGGCGCCGTCGTAGGCGGTCACGTCGAGTTCGACGGGTGGTCTACGAGATCGGCGTGGCCGTTGCTCGGCACGACGAGAACGGCATGACCCGCAAGGCTTGGGTGCGACAGATCTACTCACGCCGTGGGCTCAAACAGCCACCTTCGTGACCTGTGTGCATTTCTGTGACACCCCGTGACAAGTAGAAGGGCACACGAAACGACCGGGTGCGAGAAGGAGAAACATGAACATTCCCGAACCCTTGGGATTTTGCGAAAACGGCTGTAAAGCCGGGCTGGTGTTCGACTAAGCGTCTGCGTTGCCGTTGGCGTCTACGGGCACCACAACGCAACGGCAGTTGTAAGTCTCTTCAGGTGAGCCACTTGGGTCGCCGGGGAACATGAGCAAGTCCGCGCCCACTTCGAACGGCTGCTCCATCGGGATTGGGTCGCCCGAGTATTTAGCGTCGGCCTCGACGTGGGTGTCTCGCACCTTCTCGTCGCCCATCGACTGCCACGACTTCATTTGGGCGCCCTGGCTTGAGTAGGTAGCCAGTGCCAGGTCGTTGGTCATGCTGTGGGCCGTGTTGGTAGCCACCTGGATCGCACGGTCACCGAGCACGTCACTCGTGACGACTTGACCGTCGGTGTTGATGGTCACACCAAGCATCTCGGCAACCTTTCCGAGCGTGTCCATGACTGAGGTCGGTTCGAGCTTGGCGGTGTCGAGGATGCCTTGCAAGTCACGACCAATCGCGTCATTCCAGGGCAACCCACCCTTCGGGCCGGTGGCGAGCAACACGTCGAGGCGGCGCTGGATCACTTCTTGCTGGGCGGGCAACATCGTCAGTGATGGCTTGCGGTAGTGAACCGCGAGCACGCCGAGCGCGAGGGCCGCAAGGTCCTTGAGCTTGTCGTGCGTGTCTTGCTGTAGCTCTTGGTTGAACGATCCAATGGCAAACACGTCGGCGGCGTTGAGGTGCGGCGTGTTGGTCTTGCGCGCGGCGTCGGTGTCTTTGGCGTTGGCCTGCGTCTTGATCGCACCCGCTACGCGGCGGTAAACGCGCTCGTGGTAGCGCTGGGCGAAGGCACCGAAGTGGTCGATGCCATCGTCAATGGCGCCGTCAAGACCAACGGCGAGATCGTGCGGCCCCTGCGCCGCTCGAACTAAAGGGAGCGGATCGGCCTCCCGAGCTGCAAGATCGCCGACGCTGTGGCCGACTGCGGTGCCGGGCTCTGCAGGTGGCGGCGTGATGATGGTGGGCGACTTGGTGTCAGACACATACGTCGAGCCCTTCTCGCCACCGATTGGGGGAAGGCCAACGGTTTCGCGAGCTTCGTCAAGCGTGACCAACCCGGCGTCCCACAGCTGTACGGCCTGGTTGAGCTTGTAGCTCGTGTCTTCGGCCAGCTCGGGCACATCGTTGGGCTCGAAGTAGAGCTCGTAGCCCATCTGCCGGGTGGCAGCCGAAAGCGCCGAGGCAACCAGCGTCAAGCGGGCCAGGATCATGTTCTTGAAGTAGGCGGCCAGTTCGACGCGCTGGTTCTCGTAGGTGCGGGCGCCACCAATGCCGAGACGTGAAGGCGGCATGTACCAAGTCGAGAGTGCGTCTTGGCGAGCGACGTTGGCGAGGTCAGCCCAGCCCTGTCCCGGTGCCGT